AACACAGCCAGCGGGGTGAACGCACTCCGCGAAAACACCACTGGCAACGACAACACAGCCAACGGAGTGAGCGCACTCGTCTACAACACCACAGGCAGCCGCAACACAGCCAACGGGCGGAGCGCACTCCTCTACAACACCACAGGCATTGAAAATACAGCCAGCGGGAAAGACGCACTTTTCAACAACACCACAGGCAGCTACAACACAGCCAACGGAGTGAGCGCACTCCGCAGCAACACCACTGGCAACTACAACACGGCTAGCGGGGCGTACGCACTCTACTCCAACACTACAGGTACCAGCAACACAGCCAACGGGTTGAACGCACTCTACTACAACACCACTGGCATTGACAACACTGCCACTGGGTATGGCGCACTTTTCTACAACACCACAGGCACCGACAACACAGCCAGTGGGCAGGCCGCACTCCTCTCCAACACCACAGGCTACAGCAACACAGCCCACGGGCGGGACGCACTCCGCCTCAACACCACAGGCTACAGCAACACAGCCCACGGGCGGGACGCACTCCGCCTCAACACCACGGGCAGCAGCAACACAGCCAGCGGGTATCAAGCACTCTACTCCAACACCACGGGCGTCAACAACACGGCTAGCGGGAGGAGCGCACTCTTCAACAACACCACAGGTAGCGGAAACACAGGAATCAGCCCGCGTAATTCAGCAGGCGGTTACGCACCAGTCTTCAACCCAACGACCGAAAACAACAGGTTTTGCATGGGTTCGACGGGTGTAACCAACGCCTACATCCAAGTGGCATGGACAGTAGTATCAGACGCTCGCGACAAGACCAACTTTGCACCCGTTCCCCACGGACTTGAGTTTGTTAAAGCGTTGCAGCCCACGGCGTATCAGTTCCGCACTGCACGGGACTCTGAAGAAACCAATGGCGGGGTGCGTTACGGCTTTAAAGCCCAAGACGTGCTGGCGCTGGAAGGTGCTAACCCTGTCATCGTGGATAACGAAGATGCAGACAAACTGCGCATGGTTGATACCGCGTTGATTCCTGTTTTAGTAAAAGCCTTGCAGGAACTGAATGCAAAATTTGACGCTTATGTTTTAACCCACCCTTAAAAGGAAATACCATGATTATTGAAAACACCCCTGAGCAAATCGCAAAGCACTACTCCGCAGCTATGGACAGTGTGAACCTGATTAACGCTCTGAAAGCAAAGCCTGCCTTGACCGACGAAGAGGCAGACACATTGGCACGCAACCAAGAGCATCTGGTCGGTATGCTGGCCAAGGATTACTGGACAACGGAAGATTTAACCCCGCTACAAGCTGTAGCTTAACATAAAGGAAAATGATAATGGTAAACAAACAACCCCAAGTCATCACAATCGACGAAGTAGAACACAACGTAGACGATCTATCTGAAAAACAAGTGATGTTAGTAAACCATGTTACCGATCTCGACCGCAAGATTGGCTCAACTATGTTTCAACTAGATCAATTGCGAGTAGGTAGGGATGCTTTTATGCAGCTTCTAAAGCAGGAGTTGGAAACACCTACAGCAAATATAGTTGAAAATGAACAATGAAGATGTAACACATAAAGAAATATACGAGCGCCTAATAGAGGTGGAAGCTAAAGTAGATAAACTGTCCCAAGATAGTGATGAGGTTGTTGCGGCTTTTAATGCAGCCCAAGGAGCCTTTACTGTCTTAGGGTGGTTAGCTTCAGTAGCCAAACCTTTGTTATGGATTGCAGGTGTTGTCACCGCTTTCTCTTTTATGATCAGTGAATATAGGATAAAGTAATGATTGCTGAACTTGCTATTGCCAACGCAGCCTTTGGGGTAATCAAAGAAACAATTGCTAATGGTGGTGACATCATAGCTGCAGGACAACACCTGTTCAAATTCTTTGATTCAAAAGCAGAGATATCAAAGAAAGCTAATAAGTCAGGTTCTGATTCAGAAGCTTTCTTTGCTCTTGAAACAATTAAACAAAACGAAGCTCAATTAAAAGAACTATTTATCTACCAAGGTCGTCCTGGATTATGGGATGACTGGTTGCAATTTCAATCAGATGCTAAACGTAAACGTGAAGCAGATGCTAGAGCAATTGCTTTAGTTGCTCTCAAACGTAAAGAAAAAATCTGGGCATGGATCAACGGTATTCTTATTACTATCAGTGTATTAACTGGTGTAGCTGTTATCATTGGTCTTATCTGGGTTATTGTTAATAAAGGAAATATATAATGATTCCAATTTTAGGAAGTCTAATTGAAATTGGGGGAACTTGGCTTAAAGGTAAACAAGAAGAAACCAAAGCAAAGGGTGAGGCTAAGTTAGTTGAAATCACAGCTGAGTCTGATATTAAAAAAGCTAAAGCAATTGCAGCTATTCATGCAGCAAACTCAGGACAACAACAAGACTTTGATTTAGATAGAATTGCCATGGAACAAATGGGTAAGAGCTGGAAAGATGAACTAGTATTAATAATATTTCTAGCCCCAATGGTTATGGCTTTTATTCCGGGAATGGATAAGTATTCCCTAGCTGGCTTTGAAGTAATTCAAAAGATGCCTGAATGGTATCAGTATATTATTATCGGTATGGTAGTAGTCATTTATGGTATGCGTGGTATGGTCAAGCAAATAGTCAGCAATAAACTGAGCGTTAAAAAGGATTAACACAATGTTTTTACCCATAGTATTTTATTGTTTAACTAATGGTGTTTGTATGTTTAGTCAAGGTGTTGTTTCAACTGAGCTACAAGCATGTATATTACAAAATGAACAGTTAACTATAAGATTTAAAGAAGAAGTAATGGTCAGCGCTTTTCAAACTGACTGTATTGATTTAACTAAACCTAGAAAGGTTGATAACATCTAATGAAACTAAGTAAGAATTTTAGTTTAGAAGAATTAACAAAATCAGATCTAGCAATTAGATTATGTGTTGATAACACACCTGATGCAACAGTAACAGCTAATCTTCAAGAGTTAGTTGATAATATATTACAACCATTGAGAGACAAGTTTGGCCCAGTAATTATCTCAAGCGGGTATCGTAGTCCAGAGGTTAACTCAAAAGTAGGTGGCAGCAAAACAAGCCATCATTGCTTTGGTTATGCAGCTGACATCGAAATCCCCGGAATGGATAACCAAGAACTAGCACTATACATAAGAGATAACTTTAAGTTTACCCAGTTGATACTAGAGTTCTATAGGTCTGGAGTACCCGACAGCGGTTGGGTGCATATAGCTTTTAACATACATGATCTAAAAGGTCAAGAGTTAACAGCAGTAAAAGAGTCCGGTAGAACACAATACAAGTCTGGCATCGTAGCCTGAGGCGGTACCTAATAGGGAATATCTTGAAAAGAAACGACAAACAACGCAATGAACGCATGGTAAGAGAAGACAAGTCTTTTCATTTCCAACCTAAAACTCTTAACCAACAAATGCTATTAGATGCTATTAGTGAATTTGAAATCACAGTAGCGTTAGGGCCAGCTGGAACTGGTAAAACATTTTGCTCTGCTAGTAAAGTAGTTCAAATGTTTTTAAAAGGTGGTTATGATTATATTATATTAAGTAGGGCTAATGTACCTACTGGAAGATCATTAGGTGCATTTCCAGGGACTGTTGAAGAAAAACTAGCTCCTTGGTTATTACCTATTACTTTTGTATTAGAAAAGAGATTTGGTAAAACTAAATATGATTATTTAGTAAGTAAGAAGGCAATTCAAATGCAACCATTAGAGACTATTAGAGGTAGATCCTTTGAAAACTCTTTAGTAATCATAGATGAGGCTCAGAACTTAACATTTGATGAAATCAAAGCTATTACTACTCGATTAGGTGAGAATTCTAAAATGATTTTATCTGGTGATGCGTCTCAATCAGATGTAAGTAATGGTAATGGTATCACTAAGTTTACTAAATTGTGTGAAAAGAATAATATTGAGATTCCAGTAATTCAATTTACAGTTAATGATGTTGTCCGTTCAGATATCGTTGGTGCCTTAGTTAAAATGTTTGTAAAAGAGAACGTATAAATAAATAAGGAGTAGTTATGCCAACTAAACAAATCATGGAGTTAGGGAGGGGAGGTATTATTAAAGACTTACCTGCAGTATTACTTCCTGATAACGCATTTAGCGATGGGCTTAATATTAGATTCGATAATGAATCAGTAGAAACAATTACTGGTGAAATTGTAAGTAATACTTTAAATAGCTTCCAAGCTGACTATGGTTTCCATTGGAATAGACCAGACCAAGGGTACAATATATATTTAAAAGATGGTAATGCAATTAGAGTTGACTCTGCTAAGAACCAATCAAGTGTTATTGTATTAGGTTCTGGAGTAGATTATGATGATAGCGTTTGGCAATCAACTTATTTTAACGGCGGATATGCAGTTGTAATTAACAATGGAAGAACAACACCTAAGTATATGCTTTATGGTGACCTTAACTATAGTAATACCTTTGCGGAAATTCCAGGGTGGAACTATTTTGGAGGATTAGAAGTAACAGCTAGGGTAATTAAACCTTTAGGCTATTCTTTAGTTGCTGCTAATTTAACTATAAATGATAATGGTACTATTGTTAACGCTCCTTCAACTATTAGAATATCTGTTCAGGCAGTCACTGGTCAATTCCCTAGCACATGGGAACCCGGAACTACAACAGATACAGCAGATGAATTAGAGATTAACTGCTCTAGCCCTATCTTAGATATGGGAGAATTACGTGGTAATATGTATATATATTCTTCGGATAACATACACGTTCTCTCAATTAATACAGGTATAAGTAGGGTTCAACCTTATGCTATTGGATACGGAATCTTAAATACTAATTGTTTTGCCGAATTTGATGGTAAGCATTTTGTGGTAGATAAGAATGATATCTACACTCATTCAGGAAGTGGTGGGATACAATCAGTTGCCGATATGAGGATGAGAGATTACTTCTTTAGCAACCTTAATAGAGATCACTCAGATAAAGTGTTTGTAAAAAGAAATGCTAGGAATGACGAAATATGGGTATGTTATCCTAAGGGTTCCTCTTCTCTCTGCAATGAAGCTCTAATCTACCAATATAGAAATAACACATGGTCAATTAGAGAATTACCTAATGTAGTATCTATGTTTGAGGCTCCTATTAATGAGTCTAATTTGTTTTCTTACTCTGACAATAGACTGCATATGTTGCTTGGTAACTATAAAGTACTACAAGCAGATACCGGTTATGAAATGTGGAGTGGTTCTGATTTAGTCCCTTATGATTCTTATATAGCAAGGGAAAAGTTAAATTCAGGGGATACTTTAGGTAGTGTATATATTAGCGGTATAACCCCTGTGTTTGACAACGTACCTGTAGATGCCTCAATAAGTATTACAGTTACTGGTCAAAACAACTATGTGTCTAATGCTGACTGGTCAAATGTTTCGGGTAGGGATACTTTAGAGTTTTTACCCAATGATGATTCTAGTCAAGGATATAAAGTTAATCCGAGAACTACTGGTAGATTATTAAATTACAAAATTAGTAGCGCTAGCTATTGGAGATTAGCCTTGATAGGTATTGACGTAGCACCCGCTGATAGGAGATAATATGAGTTTAACACCACCATTAACAGGTAATGAAGATTTAGATTCATTCCTTTATAATATGACTATAAATGGGATAGGAGGGGGTAATTTAGAAGACAACATTGTTTATAATGATGATGGATCCTTTTCATTTTTATATAGATATTTACATCTTAAGTTTGCAGATAATAATGTTGGTTTAAACTTATCTAATAGTCAAGTTAATAAATCATATTATGGTTTATATAATTTTTCTTCGCTAACCGAATCTGACAAATCAGCTAACTATACTTGGTTTAAAACAGATGGTTTTGGTAATGATTATAAGCTGTGGTATAAATTATTAGGTGGTCGTAAAATTGAAATTATTGTTTCAATATTAAGGCCAAACAATGATCCTAAGTATATTTTTGATGATAACAATTCTGCTATAGATTTAGATAATATTAAGGTTGAGGGTGAAGATATTGTTAATACTCCTGGCACTGTAGGAAAAATATTAGATATACTTGAAAACAATATTACTGAAAGCCAGCTGTTCGCAAGCCTTGGGAGCCGTATTGACTTAATTGACGCGGATGCTACTGTTGTTGCATCAGTTAGCTACAGGCTACTCGAGGAAGCTAATGCTAGGTTAGCAGCTATATCAGCAGAAGCTAATGCTAGAGGAGCAGCAATAGAAGAAGAACAAACAATAAGACAAACAGAAGACGAATCTTTAGCTGAATCTATAACATTATTAACAACTGCAGTAGATGATAATGTAGCAGCTATAGTAGTAGAACAAACAGCTAGATCAAATGCTGATACAGCTCTAGCTAGTAGCATTACAACTCTAGTTACTGGAGTAGATGATAATGTAGCAGCTATAGTAGTAGAACAAACAGCTAGATCAAATGCTGATACAGCTTTAGCTACTAGTATTTCTACTCTAGTTACTTCAGTAGATGATAATGCAGCAGCTATAGTAGTAGAACAAACAACTAGATCAAATGCTGATACAGCTCTAGCTAGTAGCATTACAACTCTAGTTACTGGAGTAGATAATAATGCAGCAGCTATAGTAGTGGAACAAACAACTAGATCAAATTCTGATACAGCTCTAGCTAGTAGCATTACAACTCTACAATCGATAAGTAATAGTAATACAGTAGCTATTCAAACAGAGTCTAGCACTAGGTCTACTGAAACTGGAGAATTGTTTGGAAAATACACTGTTAAGATTGATAACAACGGTTATGTCTCTGGTTTTGGTTTAGCAAGTACGGCTAACAACTCGACACCTGTAAGTGACTTTCAAGTAAGAGCAGATAGATTTGCCATTGCTTCTCCTGCTGGCCCAAGTATTAACCCATCAGTACCTTTTATTGTTTATACGACTAGCCAAAATATTACAACAGCATCGGGTGAAACTATTACAGTTGATCCAGGTGTATACATACGTAATGCTAACATTGAGTATATTACGGCAGATCAAATTGATACCCGTGGGATAGCAGTTAAGGATGCTAATGGTACTACTATTTTCTCTGCTGGAACTCCCTTAGGATCTACTTATATTGCAGATGCAGCTATTACTAATGCTAAAATACAAGATGCAACTATTACTAATGCTAAGATACAAGATGCAGCAATCACTAATGCTAAGATAGCCAATCTCTCTGTTGATAATGCTAAAATAGTTGATGCCGCAATTACAACTGCCAAGATAGGGGTTGCTCAAATTGATACTTTACGTATTGGAGAAGACCAAGTTACTATACCAAGAGGTAGTTCTGCTTCTGGTTTTGGTGCAACGGTAACAATAACATTAGCTTACACGGCACCTGTGGCTTTAATAGCTACTTTTTATGGTCAACAAATTTCCGGCTTTGGACCAGTTATTAGGAGAGATGGAGTAGTTGTTGTACAGGGTTACTCAGCATCAAGTGGTGGTATTAACCCTATAATACCCATTACTATTACTGGAGTTGATAATCCTGGAGTAGGTACCTTTGTTTATACGGTAGATCGAGTTAGCTACGGCGGGGGAACAACCAGCTCCACCTCTCTTTTTGCGTTAGGAGCTAAACGATGATTGAGTATAGTATATATAATGAAGTTACTGGGGAAATTATAGCAAATAATTTTTGTTCAGAAACTGATTTTTATAATCAGGGCATAAGAGAAGGTTTTAAAATTATATTAGGTAACCTACCTTACGACAAGTATTATATTGATACCTCAGATAACACACCTGTTGAAATACCTAGTAGGTCTAATAAGTACTTTTATTTTGATTATAGTACTAAATCTATAAAAATAGATGTTGATCTCTTAGCTCTAGATAGTAAAGAAAAAAGAGATTTATTACTATCAAGATCTGATTGGACGGACACACTCTCTGCTAAAGAACGATTAAGTAGCTACTCCTATCAAGAGTGGAAAGATTATAGGCAGGCGCTTAGGGATGTTCCTCAGCAAGAAAACTTCCCAGAAAATATTATATGGCCAATTAAACCAGAATGAAAACAACACTAGTAAAGCCTGAACAGGCATTAGAGTACTGGCCTACTTTAGGCCCAATGCTGAAAGAATCATTGGATCATGGAGTGGGTGAATCTACTCTTACTGACTATATGCGTAAGATATTGTGTTATGATGCACAACTATGGGCATTTATGGATGATGATAATAAATTAAAAGGGACTGGGTTAACTCAGTTCATTCAGTATTCTAATCACAAAACACTACATATCATTGCCTGCTCAGGTGTTGACTGGAATGAGTGGGCAGAACAATATTATGTTGTAGAACAATTTGCCAAAGACAATGGTTGTAAAGCTGTTGAGCAATGGGGTAGAAAAGGCTGGTCAAGAATACTACCAAAGGTAATCCCTGGGTTTCAGGTAGTGTATCATGTTATGAGAAAAGAAATTCAAGGAGATTTAAATGTCATTTAAAAAATTAGAGGTTAGTAAGCGTTATGGTGGTGGTGGTGGCCCTACAGCGCCAACTGAAAATATACCTGAATGGATGAGACCTTCCATTGAAAATGTAGGAGCAGAGGCTGAAAAGCTATACGGTTCAGGTGCTCTTGATAATGTATCTGGGGTATCTGACTTACAAAATAAAGCATTTACTACCGGCGCTGAAGGTATTGAGCAAGCTACTACTGGTGGTTTATCTGCTCTACAAGAACAACAACAAAGACTAACAGGCTTAGCTACCACTCCTAGCGCAGAAGTATTAGCAGCTCAAAAGGCTGGTATTGTATCTGATGCTCAAAAGAGAGTGTCTGGGATTAATACTAACTTTGGTCAAGCAGGTACTTTAGGTTCTGCTCGTCAAGCCGTTATGCAAGGTGCTCAGAACGCAGAAACTGTAGGGGCATTAGCCCAAGTAGATGCTGACTACGAGAACAAGATGTTTCAAAATAGGTTAGCCGCCGAACAAGCTCTTGGTGGCTCTGTTGGTGCTGCTGGTGATCTAGCTTCTAGTGGTGCTTCTGGTTTATCTAACTTAGGTGGTCAACAAAGATCTATTGATCAGCAAATTATTGATGCACCTTACCAAGGTCTTCAAAGATACGCTTCAACTATTTATGGTAACCCCGCTAGACAACAAGCTGGTGCCAGCGGAGGTAAATAATTATGGTCAGAGATCCTTGGGCATGGACCAAAGAAGATAAAAATAATTTCGGTAGTGTTGGTGGCCCTATGTCTGCTTCAATCCAACCATCTAACGAGCAAGCACCCCCACCAGCAATGTCTACACCTGATCCTGTTGATCAACAATTGACAAGTATGGCTCTTGGTAAGGGTATTGAGGCAACTGCTTCTGGTGTTAGTGGTGCATTAGGTGCAGGTACAGCTGCTGCAGAAGGTATGGCAGCTGCTGTTGGTACTGGTGCTGCTTCAGGTGCTGGATCACAGGCTGCTATGTTAGCCGCACAGAACGCAGGTATGGGAGCATTAGCTCCACAAGCTGCTGGTCTAACTGCTCAAGCATTAGGTGCAGGTACAGCCGCTACTACTGCAGCTACTACGGGTGCCGTTGCAACAGGTGCTGGTGCCCTAGGTGCTGGAGGGACCGCTGCTATGGCAGCACTAGGCCCTGTCGGTTGGACTATTGGTGGTCTTTTGCTTGCTAAAAAGTTTGGACTATTCTAAGGAGAATCATATGGATAATATTGGACCGTTGTCTACACGACAACAGTTAGACGCTCTTAAGATAGAACAAGAAAGAGCAAAATTACTTAGGCAACAAGCCGAAGCACAAAGATCGGTTAATAAAATAACTGCAGAAGTACCTAAAGCAATTGAACCTGTTCCACAAGTACCTCAGACTTCTACTCAACCTTTTGATGATTCATTACTTGGTCATATGATTAATCAAGAAAGTGGAGGATACCACAGAAACCCTAAGACAGGAGAACTAACAACGCCACCTGTTAAAAAAGGAGAAGTCCCACCTAAATACCCAGCTAAAGGTATTTTACAATGGAAAGGGGATTCAGCAGCACAACCGGGATATGGTACTACCCCTTTTGATGTTAACACAGCAGATGAGAATACCCAAATCAATGCCTCTAGACAATACATGACTGGACTTACAAAGGCCTTTGATGGTGATTTAGAAAAAGGATTAGCTGCTTATAATTTTGGCCCAGGAAATCTCAAAAAACATATTGCAGCTAACGAAGCAAAGGGTTTAGATTGGAAGGTAGGATTACCAAAAGAAACAGCTAATTATGTCAGTAATATTATGGGTGAGTATTCTTCTGGAAATCCTAATGTAGGATCTCAGGTACCTCCTGTTTATCGAGCTTCCATTAATCCAAGAGATACTATGAAAGTGCCGCCAGTAGGCCCGATAGATGAGACTAGTCTTGTTAATGCACCTACACAATCAATGCCTACTGAATTGGAAGTCCGAGCAGCACATCTAGATATCAGAGATAGTAGCGATCTTGTAAAGAGAGCTAAAGCTCAGATGGTTATAGATAGAGCTAATGGTGTTGAATCATCTCCCGGAATGATTAGGGCTGCTACTTCCAACTTCTCTCCTCAACTACCTAGTACGATTAAACCTATGACCGAAGGGGATAACTCTAGTGGTGGTATTGATGCAGCTGATGATCCAGAAGCTCAGGCATTTGCCCCTATCAGTACTAACAATCTCTTAGCAGTACCTCCATTACAAGATAATGCAGATCAAGTAACACCAGTTACAGTAGATGCAATAGAGAGTGGAGTTGTACCACCTCTTGATGAAACAGATTTACCCCCACTGACATCAACACAACAAAAGACTATAGATAGCCTAGGTGCTGCTGGTGGCACAGTAAACCCTGCGTCTATAGCTGACACCTTAGTAGGCGTAAGTGGTGACTCTATTATAGGTGGCCCTAATTCAGGTAGCGAAGAAGACAAAGCTAAATTACCTGATACATTCTGGAAAGAGCTATCTAAATCATTTAAAGACTTATTTACAGATAAAGAGTTTATTAGGTTTGGTATCTTGTTAGCCGGTGGTATGCTTACTGGTGGCTCATTCGGTGGATCACTTAAGTACGCTGGTTTATATGCTCTTCAATCTGCTGATAAAAGAGAAGCCGTTACAGCTGCTGCTACAGTAAAAGCTAAGGCTGATGCTGCTAAAGACCTAAGTGATAGAGGGAATGCTATTGATAAGAGTCTCACATCTGCCTTAGCTAATACAAGTATCCCTGATAATGAGAGGAACTTTGCACTTCAGCAAATGAGAAAGAATGATACTTTACCTTTGGCGCAACGTGTAGCTGCTAACTCAGATCTCTTAGAAGGACTCAATTCACGAGCTACTAACAAAAAGGGTTATAGATCAATACAAAGAGTGGTTGACGGGGTAATTACAGATCTATATGAAAACCAAGATACCGGTACATACTCTACACGAACAGTAGACGCTAAAGGTAATGTAAGCTTTACTGTTGTTCCTAATACACTAAGTGTTGATGATTTCAAAAAATTAAATAGTGACGTTAGAGATGCAATATCATCAATGGTTGGTGCTCACTTAGACCCTGAGCTAAAGAACTTAGGCGATATTAAAAATAATATTGCTCAACAAACTTTAGATGCTACTACTCACATGACAACATTTGGTAGTACTATTCAGGCTAAAGATGTAGCTCAGATGGCTAAGGTTGCTATGAATACTGTTGGTACTTACATAGCTGGAACGGACTACGCAGAATGGTCGTCTAAATATGTTGGTGCCTTGTACACTCAAGCTGCTGTTCGTATAGCCCCAACTAGAAAAGAATTGTTTATGAATCCTGAAGGGCTTCCCTTATCAGCACCTGCTTATGCCAGAATTAGAACTGAGTTAGCTGGTGATAAGTTAGAACCGGGTCTTGCTAGACTAATAGGTGAGTACGAGAAATACCGTGACAATCCATCTACTACTAAGGTAAATATTACATTACCAAACGATGGTTCCTTAAAGGTGCCTAAGGATGTTGCAACATACTTAAATCAAAACAAAGCAGAAAGTCCGTTAACGGCGTATCTTCATTTGCGTAGTCTAGGTAAAGTAGGCAAAGTAAATTAAAACGAGAGGAACTTATGATAGAAGAAGATAAAAAAGATCCTGGCCCACAGGTAAAATTTATTGATGGGAAGCCCGTAGGTTCCTCTTACAGTATAGATGCTGACACAACAGTTGTTGATGATCAATCATACCGTATACAAGGCTTTAACGCTTTTGAGACTGCTAAAGATAAAGCAGGAATAATTGTTCCTAACCAATATCAAGGTGATAGGACACAAGAGTTTGTAAATAGGTTCGCAGAGACAGGTGAGTTTGATCGTCTTAATACGAAAGGTCAAGACCCTGCATTTAAGAATCGTGTACTGGCAAGGCAAGTCAATCTTGAAGGAGAAGACTTAGCCTCTGTTATGACCTCTCTTGGCGTAATTGACCCTACTGCTTTCTCAAACCCTGAAGATATTAATAACTCAATTGCTAGTGGTAGTATTAGTAGGTTGTTTCCAACAGCAGACAGTACAGATCCATTAAGAGCACTCGCTAAGGAAAAGAAAGACTATGATAAGGCACAAGGCGTTAGGTGGGAAAAGACCTCTAACGTAGCCTCACCAGCAGAGTACAAAGCATTTCAAGATGCTGTTGGCGCTACAGCTGCTGCTACTGCTGCTACTGAAGTTGAAAGACTCAATGAGGTACTGGCAACAGAAGAAATGAGCGACTCCACAAGAAGTCTCCTCACTACCCAATTAGAAGAGGCAAGAGGGAGGGTCTTATTTGCTGCATTAACTCCTAGAATTATCGGTGGAGTTAACTATCAACCTAACGATAGAAACATTATGAATAAAGCTACTGGCTTTATTAATCAATCTTACGCTGCACTTAACGTTGCAACAACAATGTTTGTTAAGGGTATTGGTGGTGTATTAGAGATGGCTGGTGAAAAAGGTCAGTGGGATTATATAAGCCAGAAGGGTAAAGAATACCAATTAAAAGCTGAACTGTATGATGCAGACACCCCATCTTACGTTGCTACAGTTTCTGATATAGATACAAGTAATCCATTTTCTGCAGTAGCAGATACTGGTTTGTTCTTATCTAACAACCTTATCACAATGATTCCGTTGTGGACTTCTGCATTAGCAGCTGGTGGCGTTGCTGCTACCTTAGGTGCTCCTGCAGTTGTAGCAGCCGGTATATCTGTGTTACCCGGATGGTTAACATATACTGGTGGTATGTATTCAGACCAACCTGAAGGTGAAAAGAACACAGCTCAAGCCTCCTCTTTTGGTTTGTTTGCTTCTGTTCTTGATAGGTTAGGTATTGAAGCTATCTTTGCTAAGGGCGCAAGTAGCCTCCTCACTAAGAAAGGCTTAGATGAGATGGTAGCGATTGTAGTTGCTAAGAAGGGAGTTACTCCAGAAGTAGCTAAAGAACAAATTGCAACTATAACTAAGAAAGAACTTATCGAGACTGCTAAGTTTAGTAGTGCATTTGCAAAGTCGCAAGTAGCTACAATGGCATATGCAACTAAAGCTCTTGCACGTATATCAGCTGCTGGTATTACTGAGGGTGTTACTGAGACTGCTCAGAGTGCCTTAGAACTTATTGCAGCTACTGGACAATGGAACTTAGATGCTAGGTACCAAAAGGATTTCAACAAGCAATTGGTTGATTCCTTTATTGCTGGTGGCGCTATCGGTGGTGTTATTACAGGAGCTGGTGAGGCAAAGACCTTAGCACAACTACATTCAGCTTATGATTATCACAGGACTAATACAAGAGATCTAGATGATAACCAAAAAGCACAATTATCTCTTGAAGAAGAATATAACTCTGGATCATTGCCCAGCATTGGTACTGAGTTTAATACCTTTAACGTAGCTAAGGGTATTCAGTTACAATCTCATGATTTTATAGCAGGTAATCCTAGGAACGCTACCGATGCAGTTAAGATGACTAACAAAGAAGGCTTTATTAACATACTTACAGATGGTTTTAGACTATTAAGAGGTCATGCTAATCAAATGACTAAAAAGCTTTATAATGCTGACGGTAAATTTCTGAGAAATAGAGCTGTTATTAAATCGCTTATGTCAGGTATGGGTATAGTTCCGGGTCAACCTTACAGTGGTTTTAAAAGATCACTACTAGGTGAGTGGGCTGCAAAGCATACCAGCTCTGCAAATATTTCTGCGGAAATGAATATGAGTGAAGTAGAATCTGGTAACGTTATCCTAGATGCTTATAGAAGATTCTGGTCTAAGGGGTTAGATACACCCGTGGAACATCCTAACTTTGAAGCATTGAACAGGTATCATAGTGAGTTGGGTAACATGCAAAGAACAGCTAGGGGTATGGCTAATGAGTCTGGCGTTTCTAGTTCTTTGATTGATAATCTTGATTCCCTCTTTGTTCCTGAGATAGATAAACATACCTTCAATAAAAATAAAGATACCATTATTGATAAGTTAATGGCACAAGGTATGCCAAGGAGTGAAGCTAATAAAACAGTAGAGAATATTTTCTCTAGTGATAAAGGAAAAATGAGAGATGCCTCTGAAGCAATTGCTAATGCAGGTTTATTTAGAGATCCTGAATTAGATCATATCTTTGAGAAGAACTTCTTCAGATCATTAGAAGGTATTAAGGAAAGATTAGCGGCTAACATAGCTATCAATAGCTACTACGGTAAAGATGCAGAGATTCTTTATAAGTTAGCGGACATGGCAGATCAGAATGGTGAGTTCTCTAGTCCAGAAGAAAAGCAAACATACCTCAGTGAAATTAAAGATTACTTTGATATGATTGAAGGTAAGTATAACACATTAGATAATTACCCAGTAATTAAAAATGTATATGCATGGACAGGAACCTTGACAATGTTAGCTATGCTAGGTAAGGCAGGATTATCCTCGTTACCTGAGGTTGCATTGTCATTGCTAGGCACAAGAGGAGAGAAGGTAGGAGACCAATTAGGCTTATGGGCTAAGAATATGCTTAGCGAAATTGGCGATGATGCATTTACTCGTAGTAACTCATTTGTTACTAGTGCTCTACGCATATCTAAATTAGGTAACGTAGCTCTTAAGACTCAAGATATTAAGCTTGCAGAACAGATTGCTGAGATAGAGGCCGCGCTAAAAGTAGCTCAGGCTGGAAAAGGTAATGACAAAGAGCTTGATGCTATTGGCGTTAAATTGGATAGTTTGTATGAAGAATCTATTGGAAGAACTTTATTTGAAGATCTTGGATTTGCAGAAACTGGGTTTAACACTCAGTCTAGATTCGAGTATGCAGACAACAGTATGCGTAATGTTATGGGCTTATTCGCAAAGATAACTTTACTTAAGCAAACTACTGAGTCTACTCGTATGGCTGCTATATCTATGGCATCTGATACGGTAGCATCTTATGTGGAAGCACTTAGAGGTGTACCAGTCGAAATGTTTAGGACTGGTAAGGGGCTAACTAAGTTCCAATACCAGGCATTAAAAGAGTTACAAGCATACGGTATGAATGTACCTGATGTAATGTTTTATATCGAAAATACAGAAAGCGGTGAGCTTAATTCATTGTCTTCAAGATATGAGATGTTTGTACTTAAGGGTAAAGAGAATGTAACTGATGTACCTTTTAATAGTTTCATGAGAAATATTAATACGGCTGTATCAAACATGGTCGATTCAAACGTTCCTAACCCACAACCACATAACATTCCTAAGTATTATCATGATCCTAGGTTTAGGATTATAACTGTTATGACAAGGTACCTTGCAGCACTGCAAACCTCAGTCATACCTAAGTTATATAATGATTATATTAAAGATGGTAATGTAGGTATGCGCTATCAAGCGTTCTCAGTTATGGTTGGTGCAATGGCTCTTTCTGGATTAGCTAATGGTTTAAAAGATCAATTATCTTACGGAGAAGACAGCCCATATATCAATGGCATAATGAAGAATGCTCAAAGAACCCTGTATGGTGCAGGTTTATTAGGTCGTGGTGAGGTTATTGTAGATGCAATGGCTCCACTATACAATCGTAAAGGCGTTAGCCTAGGTGATGCAATGAGTCCCGGTAATGATAGAAGTACTATCGGTGGCTGGGTTTATGACACAGCTAAAAGCAATATGGCACCAGTCGCATGGGCTGATAGGTTTGTTAGAGCAGGTAGTGCTATATCTGATGGTGACTACCCTACAGCTGGAAGACAACTTGCAAGGGCAATGCCTTTAATCGGGTCTGTACCTAGAACATACGATGAACTAGAAGAATTATTTGTAAATTCACTTAAGGAAAAATAAAATGGCTTTATTTGGTAATATACGAAACAGGACGGCACCTGACGCTCGTAACTTAAATATCCCTCAACCAAGAACATCTCAAGGAGAGATGGACGCACGTTACGGGGATGTTCCTCTCCCAGCAGTTTCTTCAGTAGACGAAGCTGCAAGAAGCATAATGGAATATGGAGGTGTTCCTCCACAAGCGTTTGGCTTACCACCTGTACCCGCACAAGCTGTTGGTACTCCCCTAGATCCAGATCCGCTGGCTAGGCGTGACCGTGAAATACCTAATCCAGCAACTAATGACTTATCATTGCTTGATCAAGAGCAAATGCAGAATCAAAGTGTACCTGTAAATCCTGAAGATTATTCAAGGCAGTTCTTAGATGAACAAGCTAAAGAAAAGGATTTCCAGCAAGGCTTTGAGGCTATGCAATCAGTTGTTGATCCTGCTACTGGCCAAAGAATGCCCGGTGACTTTACAAAAGCAGCTGAGTTAATCTTAGGTGAAGGTAATGAGAAAGCAAAGTATCTATCTCCCGGAGAAGCTGAAAAGTATGCTGCCACGGAAACACAGATTAAGAACGCTGCTGACCGTGTATCTTCACCACTAGCTTTAATCTCTGAAAGAGCTAGACAAAATCTCTTATCATCTAGTAGTATGGTATATGATTCGTCTAACCCTGATTCACGGCAAGCTAAGGGTTACACCTTAATGCTAGCAGAGGGCTTCGAAGATTCTGAGATGGAGACAGTAGCTGATATGGCAGGTATTGCGTCTTACTCTGCTTTGTCTCAGATCCCTAGGGCAAAGGCAGATGCAGAAGAAGATGTAGCTGTAAACCCAAATACAGGAGTTATTAATTACGATAACGTAATTGCTAGCGGTACTCACTTCATGAAGAATATGGCCAAGACTGTTGGCTTGCCTGAACCAAGCCCCGGTTTCTTTGAGAGCATAATGGCTACTCATTTTCAAGCTGAAGTACAAAAAGGTAGCTATGCTCTTAACCGATCTGCGGATGGTAAGATAGAGTATCTCCCTACTGATGCTCAGAAAATTATAGCTAGGAAAGTTGGTACTGTTGCTAGGATAGCTACAGCTAGGCTTGGTAGGAATGTTTCATCTAGAACACCTCAAATTGTTGGATCAGCCCTTGGTGAGAAACAAACATTCACTAAGAGGTCTCTTACAAGCAACTCTGTATTAGGTAGAGACCTAGATACCTCTGCTGCGGAGACTGTAAAGGACATGATGGGTAGTGTAAGCTATCGCTTCTTACCTTCTCATGTAGCTCTGCAAGAAAAGTTTATGACAGCTATGTTGTCACCTGAGTTCCTAATTAACTCTCCAGATGAAGGTGTATACTCTACTCACTACATGGCAGAGCATTATGGTCTTTCCCAGAAAGACTTTAATAAGATTAAGAACAATCAATTACCTCCTAGAGATGAAGCTAAAAGAGTAGGTTGGTCTCCAATACCGGCTGCTGTTAAGATAATGAACAACATTATCAAGCAGAAGGGTATGGTCTTAGAAGCAATTAAGGGTGCTGAAGGTTTAAGGTTCGCTGAGATCATGCACTCAATCATGAACCATCGTTACTTTATTAATAGTTACGATCTTGATTACATGGGTTCCAAGGATATGATTCGTGATATCCTTAACTTCGGTGAAAGAGATATCGTGTATGGTAAATCGCTTTTCCCTAATGATTTGAATTCTTCTTTAGAGAATGACAGACTTAAATCAGAGGGTCTAAAGATCTTCAAGATAGAAGATGGTGTAGCAAGAGGGAAAGCCCTTGAGAGTCTAACTCCAGATAAGCTTGGTGCCTTAGGTACAATGATTGATGCTGTACTTAACTATCATACTGTTGTTAAGCCTTTACCTGATGTACTGAAGATGCCTGATAGAGATCTTATTGGCCTTTACACACCAGAGCTAGCTAACGCGTTAGCAGACTTAGGTGGTCAGTATAACGCTTATATAAACGATCCAGAAGGTGATGCTAATAATAAACACAATAACATCTTAACTTACTTAGCAGCAATACCTAAAGGAGAATTCCTTGCTAATGCTGCTTTGTGGGATGATATGTTCCAATTGAAGAATGATGCAGCTAACCCTAAGAGCAATAAGCTTGGTAGGTCTATTACTCATACAACAATTAGTGATGGTACTCAGAGTGGTTTGTTTATTCAGGCCTTCCAACACGGTAACAGTGAACATGCAGATCGTCTTGGTAGAGCTAAGTATGCCGATGAAGAGCGTGCCCCAAGAGACCTTCGTGATGCTACTATGGCATCTATGATTGAAGAAGTAGATAGGATTAACCGTAAGAGTGGTACTGTTGAGGATTCTAATACTGCAGATGCATTTAGTGCTTTCTTTGCAGAGCTACCTGATGTATATCGAGGTGATTACCATGCGATGGCGAATGAGTTCTTTAAAGCGCCATTGATGCAAGTGTCTTACTCCAAAGATGCAGGTATGTTTCAAGGTTTCTTGGAAGACACATTATCAAGGACTAACATAGAACCCTTAGTATCTAAGTACTTGTTACCCCACTTTAGTTCATTATCTGATGCTGCTGCTAGCCTTAATATTTCTTTAGAGAATGTATTAAGAGAAGCTATATCTACTTCAGTTAGGAAGCTACAGGATATTGGTTATGGTATGGCAATACTTGATAAACCACTGGTTTATAAGAGTATAACAGGTGATGATGTCCTTATCAGCCCTGCTGGTTTGACCACAATACCAAAGACTGTAGACTATAACTCATTTACTACTGGTAAGCATGGCTTTAAATTCTTAGCTCGTGGTGTTGAGACAATTGATTTTATGGTTGACGATGGTAGTGGTATGCTGACTAGTAAGTCTATACCTCGTAAGATGATGGGGCTATTGCCTGGACATGCCAAGCCTGTTCAATACTACTGGGATAACCAAGCAAAAGTATATAGACCTTACAAAAGCTTTGCAGGTAGTTCTTTGTCCAGAGAAGCAGCGGTAATGCCTACACAGGCTATCGATGCAGCTTGGATTACATTAACTATGTTAGAAGTAAATAAGGGAAGATCTAAACCAAGACCAGTTTCTTGGGTACACGATTCAATTATATCTACTGGTGGTCAGGGTCTTATCTATCGTAACGCTTATAACAACATAACAATACCTAGGTCAATTAAGACTGTTGCTAAAACTAATGGTGATATTTATAATGCCTACAAAGAAGCTAAAGCACAGGAGCTAAGGCTTATTAAAATTAAAGGTGTGGTTGGTATAGGTTCTGATGGTCAGTACGAATCTATGGGTGGTTTCTTTGATAGCATGTTCTATCAGTTCGAACCTATGAGTGAGTACAAAGCAATCTTCCTAAAGAGAAGAAATAGCAGTGGTGCTATGCGTACTGAGCTGGATTGGAATAAGAAAGTACTACAGGTTAACAAAATCCTTGATGAAGCAATCAATAATGGATATGTACCTCCTAACCTTGTCCCTGAGTCTGAGCGTAAGAGCATGGCAGTTAATGCAACTGAGTATGAAGCCTTACTAGGATTGTTTGAGACAGTTAGAGGTATTAGCCCTAGAGTACTACAAGCATGGGCTGATAATTCAGAAGCTAAGGGTATTGAGGCCGGAAAGTTCCTTATTAAGAGAGCTAAATATGGTGGTATTATACAGATGGCACCTAGTGGCGGTGCAAGGCCAATGTTATCTTCTATGATTACTGAATCACTTGCTTCAGCTAAGAAGCCAGTAACACCCTTTAAGTTTGCAGCACCAGTAGCAGCTGAAGTGGTTGAAGAAGCACCTGTAAAAGCTAATAGTAGAGCCGGTTTACTTGAGCAAGCTCAACGTGATACTAAGTTTACTGATGAAGCTACAGAGGTTGATGAGGTACCTGCTGTAACTAGTGGTGATGATATCCCTACAAATGATTCTATATTAACAGACAAGACAAAGCCTATAAGCTTAGTTGACCTTGTTAATTATATAAAATCTAAGAGCCTAATCCCTACTGCTGCAAATACTAGCTCATATTTACTTGATCTTAGATTAAAAGGATATGATGTTAGCAGTATTACTTATGATGATGTAGACAACTTCTTCAGTAATATACCTATCTAAAGCAATTTTTAAGCCCCTACTCGTAATTGAGTGGGGGCTTTATTTTTTTTTAATCTTCTCTGTTCATAGCTGATTTAACAGCCTGTCTAGCATCTTGTGCTTTACCATGAGCCATTGCTAGTGCATCTGACTCAGTCATACCTTGTGCAAGGTATCCTTGGTAATTGTCTCGATACATTTTATCAATAGCTGCATCATTAATTTTAGGGGTATTGGCTAAACTAGGGTCTAAACCTAGGGTTTCGCATACATCTTGATCTGTAGTTTGTGCATCACCTTGTAATGCAAATAGATTATAATGTTTTAATTCAGTCATTATTTATTTCCTTAATATTATATTCAAAGGTAAAGTTATCTGAGTAGATAGCCATATCAATATAGCTAAACATATTTGATGACTTAACAGTGTTATGTTCAGTCTCATGATCAGCTATCTCATTACACATATCTTCTATGTCATAGTTATTAATCATATTTATTGTTCCTACCTTAGGTTAATGGTGCGCCCAGAGAGATTCGAACTCCCGACCCACGCCTTAGAAGAGCGTTGCTCTATCCATCTGAGCTATAGGCGCATAGGTGCTCATCCTTTACAGCGATGAGCCTTCTGATAGCTTTACGTACTACAACGCCCTAAGGTAGAGGGATCTTTTACTATTAGGTACCGACTATTTCTAGTTCAGGAGCTTTACTCCATCCCCAGTCACCACCCATACCGTTAACAGAGTATTCTGTAACACGCTTCTCAAAGAAGTTATCATGAGACACACCGTTGAGTACCCAGTCTAACCAAGGTAATGGGTTATCTTTTACTTTGAAGTTAGGTTTAAGACCTAGCTGAATGAGTCGGCGATCAGTAATGTAACGAATGTAAGCCTTAACCTCTTCTTTAGTAATACCTTCAATAGCATGGTTAGAGAAGGCAAGGTCAACAAACTTATCTTCAAGGGAAACAATATCCCTAGCGATCTGGTAGATCTTAGCCTTGAATTCATCATTGACAACACGAGGATGCTCATTACAGAACTCACGGAACAATCTTGCGTTACCTTCTACGTGGATTGTCTCATCACGGATAGACCATTCAACAACTGTACCCATACCCTTCATCTTACCGAAGCGTTGTAAGTTAAGCAGCATAACGAATGAAGCAAACAAGGATACACCTTCATTGAACACAGACTTGGCTAATGCTAGGGCTAGACCTGAATGAGTGCTGCTGTCTGATTGTGACATAAACTCAATCTTATCAGCCATCTCTGAGTACTCAAGGAACTCGTGGTACTGCTCATCAGGTAGTCCCAATGTATCATTCAACAGGGCATAAGCCCGTTGATGTGTACCCTCGCGACCTGCAAATGAACCAAGCATTACTCGTACTTCATTGTTCTTAAACTTAGGGATAAGGAAGTCATAATAGTTTTGACCTACCTGTACATCACCTTGTGTAAATAAACGGAGAATGTGAGTAATAAACTCTTTCTCATCTTTGTTAAGCTTAAGCTTCCAATCATTAATATCTTCTGATAGGTCAGCTTCGTCCTCGACCCAGTGGATTTCCTCATGGGTCTTTGTTATGGCTACAGCCCATTCATGGTTAAATGGTTTGTAGGTCTTTGCGAAATTCATTAACGACATTTACTTTTATCCTTCACATGCGAGACATTCATCTGACTCAGTGTTTGTTATTTGGTTTTGTAAGTGGTTACTTAGTTCAGTAAACCCACCAATGTATTCTCCCTTCAGGTATATCTGAGGTACTGTTCGAACGTCAGGACGTCCTGTAATTTCAGCTGCAGTCTTACCTTCAACTTCAATATCGATATATTCATACTCAATATTATTAAAGGCAAGTAAACCTTTAGCGTTAGCACAGTGAGGACAATTATCCTTACCGTATACAATAGTTCTTTTCTCTTCAATTAACTTATTAGACTCTACCTTCTTAGATACATTCTCTGCACGAGCAGTTGCCTCAGTACGTAGATAGTATAGCCCTTTAAGGCCTTGTTCCCAAGCAGAGAGGTGTACCTTATTAACATAGGCACGATCAGCACCAGAGGGAAAGAACAAGTTAACAGATTGCCCTTGGCAGATATAACGTTGACGTTGACCTGCTAACTTAACAATATCCATCTGATCAATCTCAAAGCTTGTGGCAAATACTCTCTTCGTTTGGTCATCTAAGAAGTCTAAGTGTTGTACTGATCCACTATTAGTGATGATATTACTCCACACTTCCTGTGTATTCTTACCAAGAGCTTCTAGTACATCCTTAAGATATCGGTTCTGTACTAAGAAAGAACCAGCACGAGTACGATGAGTATAGGCATTAGCTTTATTAGGCTCAATACAAGGGGAAGAACTGATTATAATGCTACTAGAGGCATTAGGAGCGATAGCTAGTAGGTGCGCATTACGCATACCGGTACCCACCATATCAGGAGCCTCTCCACGCTCACCTGCAAGCAACCTGCTAGCCTGTACAGCTGCTTTCTTGATGTAAGAAAACATTTCTTCATTCATAGCTACTGAATCTTCACTACCAAAGGCAACATTATTACGTTGTAAAGCGTTATGAAAACCCATAGCACCTAGTCCAAGAGACCTTTCTCTTGATGCAGAGTACTTTGCTCGATACAAGGCAGGAGGACAATTCTCAATAAAGTATTCGAGTACGTTATCAAGCATAGTAATAAGGTCTGCAATCATTGTGCTACCAACCCAGTCACTATAGTGCTCTAGATTAACTGAGCTTAAACAACATACAGCAGTACGGTCTTCGTTTGTTACTAGGTGAATCTCATTACAGAGGTTGCTACCATTAATAGATAGGCCTAGATCCTTCTGTGCTTGTGGTAAAGCCTCATTAGCAGTATCAATAAAGTTAAGATAGGGTTCTCCGGTACGGAAACGGGTTTCTAGAAGCTTCTGCCATACAACTCGTGCATCTAACCATTCACCGGTGTTACCCTTCTTAGGGTCGATAAGTTCATATTTAGTTCCTGCTTTTACAGCACTCATGAACCCATCAGTAATATTAACAGCATTATGAAGGTTGAAGCACTTACGATTGACATCCCCCGTTGGGATCCTGAGACCGATAAACTCCATAACATCAGGATGATCAACGTTAATATAAGCAGCATAAGAACCTTTACGTGTTTTACCTTGGCGATATGCCGTCATGTCCGCATCTACCGTATGTAGAAACGGGATAGGGCCGGGAGCAATATCCGATACACCTCGTACATCACTCCAATGGCCACCTACACCACCTCCCATAACAGAGAGTAAGCGTAGTTCAGAGCTGTGATCAATAAGACCCTCAATTGTGTCAGGAACATACGTTAAGAAGCATGATATTGGTAGACCTTTGGCCTTGTTCGATGAGTCAGGGGCATTAGAAAGAACAGGACTGGCGAACATAAACCAGCCCTTCGATACATAGTCATACAAGCGTTGAGCTAACGCTTCATCTCTTACACCTTTAAAATTACTCCATGCCCAAGAAGCACGAGCAAAAATATCTTGTGGGGACTCCTCACCTTCTTTAGCGTAGAAGTCCATTAACATATCCCGTGAGTAGTCGGCTAGTTGTTTATCACGTTCATAGTTAATTTTAATGTTCATTTTTATCCTTGTTGGTTGTTATTTTGTTTGGTATTAGGTACCGACTGATTAGCAAAAGAAATACTTTGATTCCATTACATCGATTAAATCTAAACTTCCTAGCTCAGGTTGTGGTAAAGTGAATGACACTTTGTTATTCATTAGTGTACCTTGTATAACATCAAAGAAGTTTGATACATCATATTGAGCAATGAAAGTCATCTTAGTTACTTCCTGTAGAAAGTCCACTCCGGAGGCATGTGTACTAAAGCTATCATGTACAGCTGCAAAGCTTGCATTAAATACATTAATAGTGTTAGCCATATGAGCAGCATCATAAGAGTGGACAACATTGGGGCTAATGCCTGAAGCAAATGATCTACGGCAAGGTACTTTTTCACCTGTATCTTTGTTAAGTACATCCACTCGGATAACGTGCATGACACGACCGTCTTTATTACCGACAATACCTTTGATAGTGCCTCTTTGTTTACGTTCATGTTGTAAGAATGCCTTATATATTACAGGAAAGCCACTAGGAGTATGCCAATCTAATACGTTACGACCTGAGTTAATCTCATGCTCAACTATCTTTTGCAGATACTTAGTGGTCTTTAACGGGCCATTACATACTGAGTTAATAGCCTTGATAAGATTACCTGACAGCATATTACAATCATCTTCTGTGATGTTGTATTTAACTGTGAAGCCTTCTACGTGGCAGTCATCATACATATTCTTAGAGATACGTTTCTTACCAGCTGAGTATGCACGAGTCATTGAACCTCGTTTAGCGATACCCTTACGAATGTCTTTCATAGGCATACCCTTACTGGCAAACCAATCAGGCATTGTAATGATTAGTTCCTTAGCTACAGCTACATAGAAATCTTTTTGGATTTTAGTAGGTACTAAAGAAACTAATTCACCTGCTTGCTTGTCTTTAGACATAGCTGCTAGGTGCTGCCAACCATTATTACTACCATCAATAGGTATAGGTAATCTAGAGTAGTAGTCACCCTTAGAGTTCAAACATTTAGTTATATCGATACATGCTGCCAAGAAAGCATAAGGCTTTTCTGATTCATTTATAACCTTTAGATCATTAGCACAACTAATTATGAACTTTAAATTCTCCTTAGCCCATGCCTCTCGATCTTCTAAGGTCATTTTATCTACACTAATAGTTTCTAATCCCTCTTCCTTGAGGTAATCTACATAATCAGTTGATAACCAATCAATATCTTCTAGCTGATCGATATTGTATGATGCATTGTAGCTATTAGCAGCATGAATAAGCATCCATTTAAAACCTTCTGGAGTAACTTTCTCCTCGTTATTAAACAAGAACAAACTACGAGACAAGTCACTACCTTGGAACTCCAAGAATGACTCAGCATAATAGATACGACCTCGGTAGTCACATGAAACTTCTTGGTAGAAGGTTCTGTCACCAACCATCTCAGCCTTCTTAACTACCTGCATATACTCAAAGTACTTAGAGATCATACGCTGTAGCTTAGGATCTTTCTTTCCCATGAAAGTAGTACCATCAAGGTGATTAAGCTGCTTAGGTAAATGTAGGTTCTCATGATGTACGTTGTACTCATATAGTACTCCGTCTTCATCTGTTAACTCTATAATTTCCTTAGGTTTATTATTTTGCATAGCCTTAAGCACATCTAAGTTTAACTTCCAACCTTGCTGTCTTAAAGTTTCAAGAGCTTTAACAAAAGGTTTGTCTAAGTACTCATGGAATAGCTTACTGTTAGACCATCCTTTAATGAATGGATCTTTAGTAATACCACTGTACAAACCAGCAATAGGTAACGGAGCTTCAAACACAGTACCAATAAGTACTGGCTTAATGTCGTCAGCCTGATTAACAATACGCACCATGTACGGTGCCTTCTGTCCTTCATACTCGCGGAAGATATCTATCAACCCATCTTGAAGGAATGTTTCTAAGAACAAGTCACCAAGACTTAAAGTTGTTTTGATATTAGTATCATCAACGCCGATAGAACGGGCGATCCGCTTTCCAATGAGATCACTTGAAAAAGTGAGCTTAACTGAGGCGGTAAACTTGGAGGTTTTATTACGGATACAGTAACGTAGGAGTGTGTCCCATGATTCATCTATAAGTCTTTCTAATTCATATTCCCATGTGGGATGGTGTGCTAATAGTCGAGCACCCTCATTATAAATCTTATCTGAGTTTACTACGACTTTAGATACGCGTTCGGATAAGTATTTTAGTGGATTCATCTATTCAAAGTCAATTACAGTGTTTTGAGTTAAACGACCTGTTGCAGTGTCGTATCGAGTTGATCCACAATCACCAGTCAAGCCGGTGAATCGTGATTTAAGTACCCTTAATTTAATTGTGTTACGCTCTGATTCTGTTTCAGCAATCATGTTACGAGAAAATGCTACGATATCAAACGAGATCTGTTTAATAGAACCAGAACCCTTGATGTCATCTAATGAAGGTAACTTACCTTCTTCAAATGGCTTCATACCAACACCTGATTTACGCAGGTGAGAGATGATACCTAACCATATGTTATGTTTCTTAGTAATCTTAAGCATGTCAGACATGAATGAATCAATCGCTTCATTACCTGTTTTACCTTGAACACCCTCAGATACTGCAATAGTAATGTGATCAAGAAAGATATACTTACAACCCATTAAGGCTAAGTGTTCCATCTTATCTGCTAAGGATTCATCACTAACAGAGCCTTGGTGATCAAGCATAACTAAACGCTCATCTCCAAACACCTTAGTAAAGGCTTCGTACTTTTCTTCCTCACTAACCTTTTCTCGGTTAAGATTCTTCTTGAGTTGCATACCAATAAACTTCTCTGCGGTATCACCAACAGATTCTTCTAATGAGACTATACCTACCATATCGGTTGTCTTATCTAAGATCTCTAGTATAATCTCCTTACTAATAGTAGACTTACCTGCACCTGTGCCTGAGGTAAACAAAACAATATCACCCATACGCATACCATATAGCTTCTCATTAAGAGGTTTTAAGCAAATAGGATAGGCAAGTGATACTGTGTTCTGTTTACGCTGGTATTGTTCCCAGATGTCATTACCCTTAACCACACCAGCAGGGCTGAATGGTCGAGCATCAAACATACAACTCATTAGCGTAACACTACCATGCTTAATTAATACTTCACATGGATCTTTCTCTGGTAGATTAGCTATCTTAACTCTTTCGTAGCCAATAATCTTAGCAGCAGTCTCGGTTGCCTTACGACCTGCCTCATCATTATCAAACATCAATACAACTTCATCGAAGTTCCTGATCCAGTCACGTTGAGCAAGGATAATAGAGGTAGCAGACGCTGAAGGAATAGCTACTACAGGATAGAATCTAGAGTACTTATCGTACTGTGCTTGTGCCATTGCTAATGCGTCAAGCTCACCTTCAGTAATGATTAATCGTTTACCTGAACCAGCTATGTTCTGACCGAACAATTCAACGTTCTTAAAGTCACCATGAATCAAGAAGTCTTTTGGTAACTTACGTTCCTTGTAGGCACATACAACGTTATCCTTTGTGTAAGGATAGAAATGAGATTCGATTGTACCATCTTCTGCATAGGCTACCTTAACTCCGTAGTGTTCAGCTACAGGCTTAGTAATACCTCGTTCTTTAAAGCCACGGGTATCATACGACTTAACTTCATCTAGGTTTAATATATTAGCGTAGATCATCTTAGCCATAGGTTTTTCTTTCTGGTTTATTAAATTACTTTTCTGACAACTAAAGCAAAATCCAAACTCATCATCATCCTTGTAAGAGAATGCATCTGATGAGCTACATTTTGGACATGCTGTGTGATACCATCTACTCATTTAATTCCAATCTTGATCTTCTCTGATCTCTCTGATTAACTGCCTACGTTCTTTAGCTGTTTGTTGTGTATCCCTTTTACGTGTAAATTGATCGCGGTATTCTGACTTAGGGTTTAAGTCTTCAACCTCTTTGTGTTTAGACTTGTCGTCTTTATTTTTCATAACTTAGGTTTAATAAATTTTACTGCACCAATATTACCATTGTACCAGAGTCTCTCCCCTGATTCAATCTCTTCCCTAGATAATACTTCTGATAGCCATTGCTCCTGTACTTCACGGTAGGTTAACATTCCTTTCCCTATTACCCAGTCATAAATGACAAAGGTAAATGCTCCTTTACCATACTTCTTAATGTCATCGTTCAACTCCTTACATGATGAGGTGTAAACCCTCCAAGCAGATTCCTTAACGGTCTTAACTCGGCGAGACTTACCCTCAACTCTTTTCATAGATACACTTACGAGTTGTTTTCTTCCGATATATTTTCTTCCTGTGATAAGGTTTTCGATATAGTAGATGAATCCAAAGGCATCGTCTGGTCTATCACTAAGGGGGTTCCAGTGTCCGTAATCGTCCATGATAATTTTTCTTCTAGTTGTTCGTAGGTTAACGGGATACAGTCATCCAAGTACTCTCGGATATAGATTAGGTTAGCACACTTAGTGAACTCTTCCTTCCAATTATAACCTACTTTAGACTTCCAAGTCTCAATAACCCTACTCCATATATAGTCAGTAGGTAGATCTTTAAGAATCTTTTCTGCTGTCTTAGGGCCAACACCTTTTAGACCTCTAATGTTATCGGTTGAGTCACCGGTAAGCATTTGTGTCATAAGGAATAGGTAACTCTCTTGGGGTTCCATGTAGTATAACTTAGTAGTTCTAAAGTTATAATGGTATCCAGGAAGTGTATCTAAGTCTTTATCTATGTGACATATAACATAACGTTTATTATCCTTTAATGCTATCTCTCCATAGATACCACAGTAGTCATCAGCCTCTGCTCCATCAGAACAAAAACAGAACGCACCAGCATACTCATATAGCATGTTGATACGATCTTTAATCTCTGGGTCTATGTTATTTTTACGATTAGCCTTGTAGTCATCTGTAACTGAGTACCTGAAGTTATCAGTACCTTTAATAAACACAGCGCCCTCTATTGAGCCTGTGTTAGACATAATCTCTTTTAACTTATCGTCAAAAGCTTTCTTAGCTAATACTGGTGATGGCTGGTAGTGAGCTATCTGGTAGATAATACTATCAGCATCAATGATTGCTAAGTCAAATTGATCGTCTGATTCAATCATAATCTTCCTTTGTTAATGAACGTCTGCATAGGTCTTACCTACCTTAGCTTCACCACCCATACAGGTGATACCAAACCACTTAGGTGCTTCATTAAAAGCTTCTTCAGATAGCTCACGTAGTTCTTCTACGTGTTCATCCTTACAGACAACTGCCAATTCATCGTGATAATGAAGGACAAAGTAGTGTGGGATCTTTCGTTCCCTTAGTTTTCTTTTGAGATATACTGCTGCGGCTTTACATGTAACCCCTTCAGCTGTTTGTAGTATGTAGTTAAGTACCTGATGAGGTGATGATACGAATACTAATCGACCATCAATACCACGTACAAAAGCTTTCTCCTTACCAAACGCTCCAGCAGTATTATTATACTGAGTCATTATCTTATCTTTAAGTTCTGGTAAGCCCGGTGTGGACTTCTCAAACTTAACCATAGCTTCTTGACCTAATTTAGCATCTCGTTTACCGCTAAGTATAAGACCTAACTTACCCGCACCACCACCAAATAGGAAAGCATACAAGAAAGGTTTAGCTAAGTCACGACTTACATTCAGGGTATCAGCATTACGTTGATGTACGTCACCGTTAATTACCTCATTAGTGAACTCATCGTTACCAATGTAGTGGCAGAGACCACGCATCTGATTACCTGATGAGTCGGCACCTACAATAGTAGTCCCTTCTTCACATATCAGTAATGATCGCATCTCTTTACCGTATACAGAGCTTACCTTAGGTAGGTTAGCTACTACCTCATGACGACATCTAAAAGTAGGTGTACCGATAGTCCACATACGACCATGAAGGCGATTGTCTAATGATTCTTTTACTTCCTTTATCCATCCTTCTAGAATACTTTTACGGCTACGTATAGTATAGAAGTCACTTAGCAGCATAGCGTCTGCACCTAACAGCGACAATGATGAGTCAGAAAGCTTAGGAGACTTGTTGACAAACTTACCGTTGATACGTTCAACATTCCACTCATCGGGTACCCATCCTAGTGAGTACAACCAATCCTTTGCTACCTCAATTGATCCTGCTTTACCTTGTTCAAATGATACTCTGCAGTATGCACCAAGGATAGGTCTATCTCTTTTACCACTCTCTTGAGTGTAACCGAAGTGCTTAACAGTAGATAATGTGTAGCAACCATCCTTACGCCATGCAGGTTCTTTGTACTCAGTAGGCTTATCAATCTTGATACATCGCATACCAATCTTAGGCTCTAGCACCTGCTCGATAGCATCTATCTTATTGTTTATTTTTGTAAGCAGTGTTTGAGCACCAGCCATATCGAACATCCATCCCTTATTACGGATCTCAGCTTCAATCGCAGAGAATTCCATCTCTACTTCAATACCCTTCTTAAAGCTAGGGTGCTTGCTTATGATCTTACTAGACTCTATGGCAAGCTCCTTGTAGACTTTAACGTTTAACTCTACATCTCGGATACAGTATTTAAGCATCTCTTTAGAGTAAGAATCAAAGTCATTGAACTCTATCTTAGGAAATTCTAACTTACTACCCCATCCTGCTAGACCATGTTTGTGGTCACGCCTGTACTGGTTTATCTGCGACAGTACCCATGTATCGATTACTTGTTGATTATCAGTAGGTGTCCAACCAGTTAGGTGCTCTAACACTACTAAGTCATATCCAATAAAGTTATGACCGAATAGAATGTCAGCTGTCCCAATGAACTCTAGACCTTCTTTGAGCGAAGGTAGTTCTTTATCATGGTCAGAGAACGAGTACACCGTACCCGTATCTGAATCAATAGCAACCATACACCAGATCTTAGAGACATGTGGCATAAAGCCGTTGGTCTCTAAGTCTACGCATAGTCTTAATTTACTCATAGTATTTTATCTCCATATTTTTCTGCATAGAAGTACTCTAACATACGAGCTTCCATCTCCATAGGTTCAAAGCAGTATGCTTCAAACTCATCTAACTTATCGTACTTCAAACCTTTTACAGTAAACCCCTTACGATTACAGAGGAACTGTGCAGCGTGTACGAACTCATGACATAGTACAGCCAAGAAGTGATCTACCATGTAGGGATTACCTTCCCAATCATTCATGAAAGGATCTCTTACTTGGATAAGCATACGTCCACAGTCATCAGACATTGCAGTCAGTCCCTGTGACTTAGAATCAATATCATACTCAACAAGACATACATGTATCTGCATTGGCTTATCAGTTATTGTTAGCCCATAACGTGTACTGTAGTCTGTTACTACATTAATTAGTAGTTGTTTAATATCCTTTTCAGACGGAGGTAAACAAGAGACATTAACTTTGATATTCTTAGGTAGCTTATTCATCTTCTTCTGCCTCAACGATATCAACGTTTTTAGAGCCATAACTTTTTAATTCCCTAGCCATTGATACTACTACTTCATAGTATGAGTCTACTTGTTCTTCTAAATCCTTAATCTTGTTTAGTAAGTAAGTTAGATAAGCACCTAAAGCAAAAATAGATACCGTCATTACAATAAAATAATCGTTCATAGTAACCCTGTCTTTCTTAGCTCGTCATCGGTAAATAACTTGTTATGGTTTTCTTGTTCATTAACTAACACACCTACTTTACGTAGATATTCTATGCCTTCCATGCTTTTGTAATCATCACGGTAAACCACTCTAGTAATTCCGCTGCTATAAATAAGCTTCCCGCACTCAATGCAAGGAGAGAGAGTACAGTAAAGCGTAGAACCTTTAGTGGAATTGTTACTAGCGGCCACCTTAGCAATCGCAGTAGCTTCAGCGTGTAAGACAGTATGCTTTTGTGTGTCATTGTTTGTACCTCTTGCTGTACCATTATAAGAGAATGAAATAATGTTATCATCTTTTACAAGGATAGCACCTACTTTCTTATCTGTAGCGTAACTCATTTTAGAGATTACATCACAGATACCCATGTACATTACATCCCAGTCACTCTGTTGCTTGATCATATATTATTTCCATTTCAGACAATGCGTCTAAGAAGTCTAAGAATAAAGTTGTGCTAGCACCGTTATGCGGCTTGCGTAGTATGATTGTTATCTCAGTATAACAGTCATCTGTTGTAGTATCAATTTGCATATGCACCATCTTTGGGAAAGTATTTATACCAGTCTTGGTAAGTTTCTTTTTTATTAATATATGCTTCTCCTATAACATTAGGGTCTAAACCCCATTGCTCAACTAGCATTGTTAACATAAAGTATAGCTGACCGATCTCTGTTTCTAACATCTTCTTGTTACTAACACCTGTATCAGGATGTACTCGGTTGATTCCAAAGCGAAATACTTTGGAGATAGCCTGAATTACTTCAGCACATTCTTCTTGAGTATTTAATGGTAGGATCTCTTCGATTTTCATATGTTCCCTTTAGATCTATTAGGTACCGGCTGTATTTTTTATTATATGTTTTCCTTTGATCTAGCACCTGACAACTCAGACATCTTAGCTAGTAACTCATCCAGACCTTCAGTCATAAGTGCTCGGCAGCAGCTAATGATTATTGGGTTGAATAGTCTACCACCTGAACTCTCTTCGACACGGTTTAAGTACTTATCGAAGAAAACTTTAACACATTCTCTTAGTTCAGCGTCACGTTCCTCCTGTTGCATTTCATCAGCTATTGCTTCAAACTCTTTATTAGTTAGTTGTTCTGGCTTTGCATCGTTCAGCTCATCAATTGATTGTTTTAGTTCTTCATCAGTCATTGCTTCTCCTTACTTAATTGCATTGTGAATATAACTCTACGGCTTTAACTAACACATGACCAATAGATAATCCAGTAATAAACATCATTACGTTTATTAACAATTTAGAATATGTCATATTCAGACTCCTTAATGTGACCTAGTTTAATGAGTATTGCTTTTACTTCGGCGGGTAACACTGCTACGCCATCATACTCCAGTAGCTGTACTTCGTTGTTAAACCACAATCCACCTGCGGAGTCTTCACCTAGTTCTTTATGCTCGAAGTATCCGTAGTTTTCAGTTGATGAGATATCTATTGTGTAAGAGTTTGTATTTAGAACTACATCAAAATTGTATTCAGACATATTAATCTTTCCTTAGGTTGTTAGACAGGTTGTAGTACATACCTGACTTAGTAGCTTTTAGTTGCATTATTAGCATAGTTTCTAGCTCAAGCATTTCTTCATCAGTACCATAGGCTAGTATAGTACGGGTGAAGTCAGTAGGGCTATCCCCAAGCTCTTTAAGAAGTGTTTCAGATGAACATAGGTATCCATCGTCAGGACCACCTTTATGTTTACCGATATACTTCTTATCATTGATATCAATCCACATATATACGAAGGCTTCACCTTCCTCTCTACTGGGTATGTTTTCTTCTTTGATTGGTTCATTCTTGTCGTTACCTTCAAGATGATTAACCCAGATATCCTTAACATACGCCAGCATGTGATCACCCTTAGGTGCTCGCCATAGTACTACAAAGGAATCTGTACCCTCATTAGAACATAAGAAGTCATAGACCCATTTGTTATGTAAACCGTAGTATTCAGTACCATCGATTGTAACCTTGATCATAAGTTTATCTGAAGCAGAGGTATAAGCCTCAACTTCATTTACCTTACACTCAAATATATCGAAGTATTTATTATTACCAGCTACATATCTTGTGATAGTGTTTACAAGTTTCATTTTAACCTTTCTAACTTTTACTGCGGATATTTTGTCCTATTACTTATGTTCGTACATCGCTTTAACTAAGTGGTAGAACTTAATCAACTCTTTGTCATACTTACAAGCCCAGTCTACCACCTCACCCTCCGGCTTGTAACTCTCATCCTGCCACATACAAAATCCCGCCTCTTCAGCCAAGTCTTTAATCTCCTCTGTGAACTCTAGGTCAGCTTCATAATCAGGTGCTAGTTTCTTAGCCTCACCAATCCCCGCCTGAATAGCAGTGAGGATTCCTAACCGCGTCAAGGCTGCTAGTGCCTCTGGTGGAAAGTCAAACTGGTATACAGCACTGCCATCTTCGTTATCACGTAATAGGGTTACGTTGCCCGTTCCTTCATCATTCATCTATAGCTCCTCCAAAATAATCAATCATAATACTAGTAGCGTTTATTCGTTTGTTAATTTCTACAATGTCTTTTTCCTTGTCTAACTCAAAGATGGCGTACCCTTTTTTGTGCTTTCTACGAGATAACTCCTGCTGTAAGTTTTCTAATGTCTCCTGTAAGTTGGAAACAGTAATCTTATCTGCATCATCACCACATATTGTTAATCTAAAGTCCATAATTCACCACTCACTTTCATCAGTAACACTGACAGTCATCGTAGTACAAAGACCATTGTACACTGTCACCCAACTCATTGTTATGATAGACCCGATACCTGAGTTTCTATCAGAATCAACGGTTATGTCAGATACAATGTTGTTTAGTTCAATTATCTCTTTAATCTTTTCTACGTCCCTAGGTAAAAATACTACTTTAGCCATAATTCTTCTCCTTTACTTTAGTTTCAATAAACTGTGCAAACTCAAAAACAGTTGGGTGGTCTGGTAAATCCCAAGAATCAACATCTATTTGCGTCAGCCCAACCCAAGCCTTGTGTGTTTCCGGCGGTGCACCTTCACACATATCTTTGACGGAAACGTGGTCTTCACTCATACCAACACATTCCTGCACAATTGATTCAGCAAACGCTTGTAAACATAGTTGAAAATGAGGGTTAGGCTCTATGTCTAAACTCCAAATCTTATCAGCAAGTCTTTTAATTCGTTCGTTCATTTGTTCCTCTCCCTTAATTCTTTTCGTAAGCGTGTATGAAAATCTTCTTCGCTATCATCCCCAGACACTAACCAATCTACCCGTTTAACATATATATAAGATTGCCTCAACATCTCGACTGCGGTTTGAAATGCCGCAATAGTTTCTGCTGTATAGTGATGACCTGTAACATCCCCCCACTCATTCCATTCTTCATTATCATTATCTACAATTAGTTGCTCAATGTCGTCAGCAATTTGAGTTAATTGATACTGTGTGTAATTAAAATGTCCGCCGCTCATAATCCTTCTCCTTTACCAGTAGTAACTTAAACACTGCGTCTTGCGCGTACGCTGTCGGCGCACCAGTTGGCGGCAACCATCTCAGGAGCATCGTCTTCGTGCCTGTAACGGGCCACGATTTCGTCACACATCTTTGCACATGTCTCACGCTCTTCTTTGACCACCTCTTCAATGCACACTTGCCACAACTGTGAATGCTTGTTGTTGTAGTCGTCCACGACAAGGGCGGCAAAATGCTCCAAGTCCTCAATAACCAAGCTGTGTTCTTCTATATTCATGTGGCAGTGAAGCTCTGCCTCTTTTGCCATGCGAATAATGTCATCGCGGGTCATGTGTTCTTCTCCCGCAACCTAGCTTCAACTCCCTCAGCAACACCTTTACCGCTACACCATAGTTGGTAGCCTTCTCTATAATGTGTATTGTTATCAACAATCTGTTCCATCTCCCCCTCGGTTAATCCAACCCAAGGCTTATGTCTGTATTGATTCATGTTGTGGTTTCCGCTCATTTGTTACTCCTTGTTTTAATCAAATTGGTTATGTTCTATATATCTCATTTCAAGATAATTTATTAGTCTACAGTCAATAATAGATACGATGTTCAAATTACTATCATCGAGATAAACTTCTTCTAAACTACATGTACCTAGGTCGTGGTCATATTCAAAGTTACATTTGGCGCTTATTCCAGCTTCAAGTTCCATTTTCATCTTCATACTCCATGTTAACTATACGAGGGATTTTATCGAAGACCTCTAACGCAGTTAGTTTACCTTTATAAACTGGATTGTTAGTAAACTTCTTTACGAAGGTGCTGTTTTTATAAGGGTTGTAGGTTATTATATCACCTTTAAACATTTCACCTATTGTACCAACGTCGATCAGTGTTCCAATTACACCAGCATGTACGTTCTTTTTTCTTTCACGGATTACCCTTTGACGACCAGCCTCAGATATTTTGAACTGAGTATGACCTAATACGATTGAATGGCTATGACCTATAACCTTACCTTTACTAGCGCCCTCTAGTGACTTAACACTAAAGAGGCGCTTGTGTAGGTTGAAGTACACAAACACCTTCATGATTCACTCCTTAGTTATTTCCAACCAGCCTCTACTTTACCAGTACGATAGTAGTTAGCTAGGCATTGTGCATACCAAGAGATTTTAGTAGCGTCTTGCTGTTTAGAATCTTTCTTCCCTAAGCGCATAGAGTACTTATAGATCTGGCCCAGTAAGTGAGCTTCAACACCTGAATATCCTTCAAGTAGATCCTGCATTAACTCGATATACTGTTTACCAGCAGCTACACTTTTATAATGATCAGGGTTGATAGCATCTCTCTGTCGGTCTTGTATTGCATTGATTGTATTAATAGCTATCATAGCTTCTTCTGCTTCAGGGTCAAGATCAGGGTAGTTTAAATTAGCTCTCATTACTTCTTCCTTTTCATCATCAATAATAGGTTGATTGTACCATAAGTTAGCAGATTTTAACCACTTACTAGAGGCCATTTCGTCATAGAAATCATTTTGAGCTGTAGACATCGCCATTTTCCTTAATCTTTTCATCTTCATACGGGGAAACTAACCTACGGTACATCTCAAGCTTACAGCTCTCTAAGGCACCGACTACATCATTCATTGTAGCATATCGCTCTCCTTTATTTGAAAGATAGTCTAGACAGACTATTGTTAAGGTATAATTAAGCTCACCTGCATCGTTAGGCATACGATCTCGGTAGTCAATTCTTAATTCTGCTCGTTGGTCTTTTGTTATGTATGGCATTTTAGTTCCTAAAGTTGTAGTTTCTTTTTACTGAAGATTATAGTGAATAGCATATAGAATGATATCAGAGTCAACAATACAAAGAAAAATTTCACAGATATTCCTCAATCAAGGTTTCACAGGCTTTATCTACAGTAGACCGCCACTCGGTAACTAACGACTCAAAGAAAGGGTGGATATGATCACTCTCTGCTTTAAATGCTACAACGGGCTTACCTAGGGTATGTGCTGCGTAGAACACTTCCATAGCTGTACCGTGTTTAGCTAGTTTTGGGTCATTGAGGTTTACTAATAGTATATCCGCTTCACGAATATCTCTTAAGTCTAACTCGAAGATACGTTTCATGTAACGTGTTTCGAAGTTATGTAATCTACGGCATGGGTCAAGGATATCATAATGATCTTGTAGCATAGACTTAGCTATGTTACGCCAACCACTTGCTTCCTCTATAGAGACATGCTCCATGCTTCCTGCCAGATAGATAGTTCTCCTTTTATTCATTGGTATCATCTGACATATCAACGAACATTGTCATAGATAAGGCTTCTAAGACCCAATCAACGCTAACATCAAGGTGTTCTGCAATAGCCTCTGTTGCTGCTCCTCGTAGGTGCATTTGATGGATTGCTAGGTGTAGGTCGCTCATAATACTCATGATTTTTCCTTAGCTAAAGTAAGTTAGCAAGTTCATAACGTTAGGTGCTTGATCGTAAAAGAAATTACTTTCTAAGCACTCGATTTTAACCCATATTAGGGTTTCTTCTGATACAAAATAACAACCTGTTACGGTTTCTCCTATAGCCTCAGTGATTGTAACAGTGGTCATCCTATACTCATTTCATACGCTTCCTTAGTATCTCTAATAATTTCAGCTACTTGCTCTGTTGTAATGTTTTCAACAAGTCCTCTTACAATTATGTCTTCTAACTTCCATTCGTTAGGTGCATTTAATCGCTCTATGATCTTTTCATACATCATATCTTTTGGGTAATCGCTTAGCCATTGGTCTAGGGCGAAATGTTCTGATTTAGTCATATAGTTACCTTTAAAGCTTCTGGTGAGTTATATACAGCGAACAGAGAGATGGTTGTTTGTTCTCCGTTTTCATGTGTTATTACAAGTTCTCTGCTCTGTGAGTTTACATTATTTTCACTAACTGATCCGAAGTCTACGTTAGTTACGTTGTGGAAGCTGATATCTATTGACATGATTAACCTTTAGCTGAGAAAAAAATACCTCAAGAGAGACCCTGTATTTAAGGTCTCTCAAGAGATAGTTTAGAACATTACGTCTTCGTCTGTTTCTGTTGATGCTTCAACACCTTCAGGCATTTCCTCATCAAAGTCTACAAAGTTAGTGTTCTTTGGTTCGTACTTAATCAACTCAACTACTTGTACAGCAGTCAGCATTGTAGAGGTACCTTCTTTAGTTACTTTACCGTTAGGAGATTTGATTTGGTATTCTTGTTGGAATACAATCACATTACCTACAGAGCCATTACCGATAGTCTTAGAGTCGATATTTTTCTTTGCGTAATCTACAACTCGTACCTTAGCAGCATCAGAGCCATCACGTTTTAAAGCTTTCTTCTTCAGTTGGATTGCTACGGTACCGGGTTCGAAACCAGCTTTAATCTTACCGAACATAGCCAATTCTTTCTCACGCTTTTTAGGAGCTTGGATAGATAACTCCCATTGGTCGGTACCGAAGGGTGATACTGGCTTGTCTAACTTAGCCCAAAAGAGTTTTACTTCTTTGATCATTACGTTAGAACCGGTGTTGTTTGTTGAATCAGTCATTTTGTGTCTTTCAGTGGAAGGTTTAATTTGCGAATAGTTCGCTAGATGGTACCTAATAGAGAATAAACCCTATTAAAAAGGAACCATATGTCAGGTGGAAAATCAAGAAACGTTAATTCATTAGCTAACCTGAAGCTCATAACTTCAGAGACAGCTAGGATTAACCAAAAGAAAAGCACTCAGTCACGACTAGCAAATATTCAAGCAAGAGAAGCTTTCAAATTCTCTGCTAAGAACTTTGCACAGGTCATGAAGGATTTACCAGAAATGTCCTCGTTGGATGTTATCAAAATGGCTATGCTGCAAGCCCTTCAAGAGGATAACATTGAAGATGCAGCTCGTTACGCTAGTATGCTAGCAGAATACCAAGCACCTAAGCTACAGCGCATAGAACAGAACACTACTACTAGAATATCTGATATGTCTGATGAAGACTTACAGAAGATTATTGATCAAGAAGGTCTTAAGAAAAACCTACCTGAAGAATAAAATAACAACAAGAGAATATATCATAAGTATATTCTCTTTTTTATTGTTACTTACTGGAAACTTCCTATTAGGTACCGTCTATGTTCAAGTGTCAGCAGCACCTCCTTCATAAGCTTCAATAGCTTCCATTATCATATGAGCATCGATACCTACATTTGGCATATAAGCCCTTTGTAGTTCTTCATTGATGTAGTCAGAGATATACTCTGCTAGTTTTGGGTAATTCATTTCCATTATGTATTCTCCAGTATGCTAAGTTGCTGTTCATCACACATGTCTCTGAATCTCTCGAAGTGGTTTTCTCCACAACATTGAAAGGTACTCTTTACTTCATTACAATAACAACAATACTCGGTATCATCGTCTAGTAACTCTTCCTTCATAAGCTTCAATAGCTCCCATTCTCTTGTATTCATATATGCTTCCTTCCTAATTGTTTTAACAACTCAATAGTCCTACCTTGATCAGCTAAGACTTGGTACTCTGTTGTTACCTCATTAGATCTATAAATAGATAACTCAGCTAATAACATAGAGTTAAGTCTACGTAACCTACTTATATCATCAACTCTATCTTCTAGAGTAGATTCTAGTAGAGTTATTCTATCAAGTAGGTATTGGTAGTTACTTCCCTTATTTAGTTCTATCATAATATCTTCCCCTTATCTCGATATGTTAGGAGAGAGAGGTAACTACCACCCCTCTCTAGATAATACTCTCAGGTTATATTCTCAGGTTATATTCTCAGGTTATATTCTCAGGTTATAGTTCCCTGTTAATAGTTCCTTGTTAATAACTATCTATTAATATTATCTATTAATAACTTCTTACCGGAAACTTCCTATTAGGTACCGGCTAATATTGACTCTACGTCAGTGGTAACGTCATCTAGTACTTTCTGTCGTGAACCTTTATAGCCTAGGTCTTTTAGTATCGCATAACTTGTACGTCCACTAGTCATACGTAGTCCTCGGATCTCTAGCCTTAGAGCAGTTCTCAGAGTAGCTAGTCGGTAGTTCTCTATCTGTTGTATTTGAGTTAGTATAGTCATATCTTTCCTTTGTAGGTATTATTCAGTCCCCTGAATAGTGTGTTTAGGAACCTTTGTAGCGCTTCCATAGACTGTGCATCTTGGACTTTCAGAAGCTTTATATAAGAGTTATGTAGGTTAACGTCTGTTGCGTATAACTCTGAGGTAAACCGTTTAGAGGCACTTTCTAATGATATACATTCACTATCCAAGTAACTATCTAAGTACCTATCTAAGTATCTATCTATACTCTCGATACAGGACTGACATGCCTCCTTGTAGGTTTCGTGGGTATCAATCGCATTGTCTTGTCCCCAAGCCAATTCTGTCGCTCGACAATGCGCTGTGAACTTACCAGCTTTATCTAGCGAGTGGTGTTCTGGGTGGTACCACTCTACTGTGTAGTAGATGTCGCGGTGTGTTAGTTGTATTCCAGTTTGCATTCTTTGTTTCCTTCTTTGTTTAACTTTTGATACCCGTACAAGATTTACCCATAAAACTCTCATCTAGCCACATTCCCAGCCGTAATTACCGTGTAGAACTTACACAGAGAACAGCAGAACGGTACCCAGACGAGCTTTTTATGGGTAATCTATACCTGAGGTATTCTTTGGGTAATTATTTCAAGAGAACCTTATCTTATTGTACACTTTACCGTCGAGAACTTCCCTGAAGAAATTAGTATTACAGTCATTTTCTTCGAGTAATGACTTAAAGGCGATACTTACCTCGTTTATTGATCGTAAGTGACCTGCCCAGTCGTGAGGTCTCCCGTAAGTTTCCTCGAAAGCTCCGATTAGGTCTAGATACGCGTTGAGTAGCGCTTCTTGTTGTGCTTTATTCATTAGTTTACTCCTATTTCTGGTGTCATATCGTACACATGGACGTATTCTATTACACATCCGTCTATATCTGCTGTGTTACAGAGGTTTTCCAGTGATAATAACCGGTCTGATACAGCAAATACGTGAGTTACTCCTACATGGTCTCTCGATAGTACAGCTTTACAGGCAAATTCTGCTAAAGCCTCTATAATTTCCTCCTGTGTTACGCCAATGTTGTCTTCGCTGAGTGGTGTGAGTAGCATATACATGATAATGTTCCTTATATGAGCTTAAAGCCGTTGAGATAGTTAACAAAGCTGATGCGCTTACGGCGGAGAATAGTGGTTAGTAGAAACTCCCATACGTCCGCGTCGTCCTTGTACGGGAACACAAGGTACCAAGTACCGTATACACGTTTTAGTTCTGTTTTCATCATAGTCTCCTTAGTAGATGATTACTTCGTATTGCTTAGGAGAGAACTCATTAAGCAACTTACTGTTGGTGGTCTTCGCTACTAAGACACGGGTCAAGCGATGGTAAATGAAATACATGATAGATCCTTAGATAGAGATTAAGCCGATGAAGTAGACGTCAGGAGAGTAGCTCCTCCCCTTCACACTACACGAGTAGAAGATAGCTGTATTACCCACATGCTTCTCCATTCTTGCCATGATATCCTCAGTAGATAACGTGGTACCGAACGTATTGTTCACTGTCCTAGTGACAATAGCTCTTATTTTCTTATCTGAACAAGTAACCATGATCCGATCGCCCATATCATAAAGTCCTAGTACAGTAGCTGCTTTAGAGGCTTGCGAGCCAGGAAGCGCTTGAAGACGCTGTATATCCAACACTTGCTTAGGGTTGAATATCTCAGAGAGAGCCTCAGTAGAATTGAGGAATAGGTTGCTGGTAACGGTGGTCATTATAGTCTCCTTAGTAATGACAATATCGAGCAATAGCGCTCTTGGAAGCCCTCAAAAGAAGGCAACCAGCAAAGCTATCTAGAACACATAGTCAACCTCTATAGTCAGGCAAGCACTATCATGCTCCCTAAGTGCTTCGGTTAGGATCTCACCACCAGTAAACAGCACAACACCACGAGCAGCTGCCTCTTGACAGGCATACACAGCCGCTGCCTCGTATGTGCGGAACGAACGAAGGGAACGACTATCGTTATTCATAAGGTCGTTAATACAGACAGACCACACAGTCAAAGCACCAAGCTCACAAGCTACCTCGTTACGAGCAAAGTGGAAGTCAGCAAGTGACATCTCAGTACCTACATCAATAGCTAAAGAGTTCAAAGACTCTTCGTATTGACCAGCAGGTGTGTTTTTATAATTAGCATTCATTTTAATTCTCCAAGGCGGTTAAGCCCATTATAGACGAAGCAGACAAGAGTCCACCACAAGAAACAAGTATAAGACAGTCAATCACAGCGAAGTCGAACAAGGCACCTAAGGCACCAAGACCGAGCAGGGTACAGCCAATAAAGCCGAAAGTATTAAAGAGAAAAGACATAACGAACTCCAAAGAAAGACAGGACAAGAGCGTCCAACCAACCACCGACCTAGAGAGACAACGAACCACAAGGAAGGGGGGTACACCGAAACAGAGAAGGGGTATACCAAACCACATCTTTGATTCTTTCACACACAGAGACAGATACCCATCAACACTCTCTATTAAAACACTCTCTATTAAAACACTCTCTATTAAAACACTCTCTATTAAAACACTCTCTATTAAAACACTCTCTATTAAAACACTCTCTATTAAAACACTCTCTATTAAAACACTCTCTATTAAAACACTC